CGTTTTGTCATAAAAAATACTACTATCAGATGAATCAGCCCAGTGTGTTCTAACTTTATGTACGTGCTTTTTAATTTCGTCACTTTGTGTCTGACCGATATTTAATCCATTCCCTGTATTTCTAATAAATCGGTCTTCCGCAAGTGGTACATTTGAAATAGAGCTATATTTATCAACAAGATATTGATATAACTCTGGGTAATTTTGCTGTGTGACTGTTGAGCGAATGCTATCAAAGGCAATCCACCCAGAAGGGATATTATCCACGGCAAAATAAGCCGTCATCCCCACATCACTACGAGTTAAATCAGGAAGTTGGTTGCTGTTGCCCAAAGTGCGGTATAAATCGGGGAAGGTTTGTTGGTTAAATGTCGTGCCATTGGCTTTTAAAAAGCCAACGGGATTAGTTACCGCACGAGAAAATGACACCACCGCACCAATAGGCACGCCTTTACCCGCTAATTCTTTATTTAATTCATTTAGCGCAAACTCTGTTGCTGCCTTTGTTTTATCTGTGCCATTTGTTTTATGTGACAGTACTGTTTGTCCAGCAACTGCGTCTGTTGCTCTTGTTGTTGCAATATCACGTACCTTTTTAAGAGCATAACTCGTTGCAATAGTGTCTGAACTTGAGCTGTTATCAGCATTTGATTTCTTGCTGTTTGGAATATAGTTATTTAGCGCATTTCTCACAGCAATCACTAACGCTTTAACAACATTCACAGCTTTCGGTGTTGCTGCTTTATCTTCAGCGTTTGAATCTGTGCTAGAATCAAGTTGAACAAGCCCTTTTTGTGTTGTACTTGCATCTTGTGCGATGTAGCGTTTTTCAACCTCTGTTTTGAGATATTTTGTGCGATTTGCTAATTGTTTGAGTGGCTTATTCGTAATGCCGTCTTCACCCCCATGTACGGGGTCATTTTCTTCTATGCGATAAATTTCGGTTTCCCATTTATTGGTTTCGTTCAAACCTGCCATGATTTAAATCCTCTTTAAACGCCTTTAAAATTTATACAGAACCATGATTATATTGCTTGTTGTATCGTGCTTTATTGTTGTAGAGTACTGGTGCAGACTTATAGTCAAGCACACCCAGCAAACAACGTGCTGGCACAAAATTCCTTAATATTTTCCGAATTTCGACCGCTTGCTCATTTGTCACAGGCTTACTTAGCTGAATGCCGTAATATGCCCATCTCTCATCTGATGGAATTTTATTGACGAAGGTATTTGCGCTGTAATCCCGATTTTTTAATCCTTCGTCAATTTCAATCTCTCCAAATCCAAGTTGACGAATTACTTCACGAACAGACCAAGGCGTGCCTTTGTGTCTGTGTAACTCAACGGATTTTTTAATCAACCCTTTTTTAGATTCTTGCGTCGTCGCTAAAAACAGCCCGTCATAACCTGTAACGCTCCATTTTTCCGCAAGCACTTCAATAAAACGGTCGTCGAGTAAATCGACGAGCGTAGTCATAATAGGCGAGAGCTTAAACTGTGGTAGTCTTTGTCCGAGTTCCGCCAGTGCGGTGTATTTTGCATCTCGCTCGATAATATCGGGGTAACGTAATCTAGCCATTTGTTCTCTCGCTTTCGACTTCTACGCTAATTGCAGTACAGTTTGCCCATTCATTTTCTGCCACTACAATTTTTTGCGGTGAAGTGAGTGTGACGTCATAGATACCCTCAACACGCAAAGCACTGATTAATGCTGACGGCACTACATCCAGCCCTAGTTTTTTCGTTTTGTCGGAAAGGTACAATTGAAGTGCATCACGAGCTTTGGTTTTCACAATATCCTCACGAAACCCTTCAAGCAGTTTTAATGTTGCTGTTATTTGATAATCACGCTGCGTAGGGGCTTTCACTTCAACGGTGTCACATAACGGACGGCGTTTTTCACCACTGACATATTGCTTGATGTCATTAAGCAATCGGCTATCAGGGATGCCTTCTTTTGTCAGCACCGTAATGCGGACTAAACCGCCTTTGGGTGTTGCCACATTCACATCTGCAATAGCTTGAGACACTGCACGCACATGGTAATCATAAGCAGCCACTGAACCACAGGTTGAGAATGCTTCAGGGGAGCTCAAAATACGCTTGCGATAGTCATCATCACTTTCTTGCACAAGACCGCCACTTGGCACATCAATGTTGCTCACTTTAACTTCAAGAGAGGTCATTAATGGACTTTTTAAGGTTTTTACTCGCCCGATTTCCCAGCCATTACCCATGGTGCCTTTAATATTGGCTTGTGCCTCAATTTCTACATAGGTGATAAGTGGTGTAATGACATCATCGTTAAGGGTAATAAATTCCAACTTTTCATCAACTGCAACACGAGTTCCTTTAGGGATTAGCACGAGAGGGTGGGTGGTTTCTATGCTGAAGCGTAAAACACAACGAGCAGGTTTGTCTTGTAAACGATAGCACCCCATAGGCTCGCCACATAAATCAAGGGCTAGTCCTTTGGCGAATTGTGGAAAAGTATTTAAGAAAGCTTCATTGATACCTTTTCGCACTAACAATTCACGATAGGCATAAGACTGAATAATTGAGCGTTCAATATGTGCTGGTTGCAATGTTTTGCCAGTGCGTTTTTCATAATCTGCAATGGTATCTGCAAGGATTTGTTTCACATTTTCAGACACAATTTTTACATCATCCGCTTTCATTATCCCTTGACCTCTGTTGAATAGATTTCACGATAGACATCTTCTTTTAACGACCAAAAAATAGTGAACGTAAAGTGCGGTGCATTTCCACTGACTTTGACTTCATCAACTTCAATCCGCTTCTCAAAACGCTGTAATGCAAAGGTAATTTCACGCACGAAGTTGGGTACGGCAAGATCTTCAGGTTGGTCAATATAACGAAAATGATCACTGCCAAATTCAGGGCGTAAAATATCAGTGCCTTTTATGGTGTTGAGAATGTTGGCAATACAAAGATGAATATCATCAATGCCCTGAATAACTGATTGCACTGCATCATTCGGGGCAAGTTGCCAGTGTGTCGTTAAGTGAGAATGTGTATTCATAGCCCTGATATTACAGGGCAGCAGGGAAAATTGATTTTAAAGTACTTTAAAGAATTATTTCGCAATACTAGTATCTTTACCGTCGCCTTGCTCAGTATGTTTGTGAGTTTTTAGACTAATATTATCAGCTTTAATGTCACCACCTTTCGTCTCAAGTGAGCCATTAATCATCGCTGTAGCACCACCGCCGCCATAACCTGTCATACCTTTCATATAAGTCAATGCGCCTTTAACCATAAGGTCCCCTGTGGTTTCTGTTGCTGGACAATCTATGGTAACTTTTGATGGAGATTTTATTAAAACCTCGCCAACAGCAGATACTTCAACATTACCAGAATTTCGGTCGTGTTTGATTATTGTGCCGTTGCTGAACTTTTTCATCCAAATGTTACTGTCACCTGTTGGTGTTGGGTCTTGGGCATTAAAAATTGCACCTAACACACAACCGCCTTCACCTCGCGCATCGAGTATTATTGCGACCAATTCGCCCACATCAGGCAGACAATAAAACTGATTACCGCCTGCATTGGGCGTCAGATAAGAAAGCCACGCTGTTTCCAAGTCATCAAGTGCGGGAATTTTACATCTCACTTTGTGTTTTGTACTGTCCACCGCACTCACAATACCTTCTTGGTAAGTCGCAGTGAAATTATGGGTTTGCATTGTGTTTCTCCATTGACTGTGTCACTAGGTCATCAGCAATAAATTCAAGCAATCTCACGTCTATTGTCGTTGTGTAGCCTTGATTGCGATAAATCGTATGGTGTGATGATTTAATCAAATATTTCCCTGAAAACACACCTAGATTGCGTAATAAAATGGTATTGCCTGCGACTAATTTAGGGTTGCCCCAAAGTTTAATCGTGCCAGATTGCTGGTCGTCATTTTGTTCTGCAAGTGCTGCATCACCTCTTGCATCAATTTGCTCTTGGCTTTCGCCACGTGTTACAATTTGCAAGCTATCTTCACTAGATTTCGCCGCTTGGGAAACATCTTCACGTTTTGCCTTTGCTTTTTTACTTTTTTTAATCACTTTTTTACCATTCGCATCATAACCACTAATATTCACTTCTTTTGCGGTAGAGCTAATACGGTCACGAAGACTAATGCTGATAGTGTCTTGTTCTTCAATAGTGAGAACGGACTCACTTTCTCCCAATTTTTCTTTTGCTGTAAAGACAAGCTGATCATTCACCACCTTAAAACTGTGATGGTATTCACGTCCAAGGCGTGCCAAAAACTCTAAATCACGCTCCTGATATTGTGTTATGCGAGCAATGGGAATATGTTTTATCTCACCCACCACTTTTAATTTTAAACGTTTTGCTACAACTGCAATGACTTGTGCAAGGGTTGTGTGTTCATAGGCTTTGGGTTTGAGCGTACGCTGATTTTTAGACACCCCAGCACTTAATGCACGCAATGTAATGTTAGAAGGGCGGTATTGGTATTCGACTTCATCAATTTCAAATGCACCGATATCAACAAGTTGTTCACCTTTATAGCCTATCGCCCCTTTGAGCTTATCGCCTTGTGTTGGGAACCATGCACGGATCCATTTTCCGCTAATATCTTCAAATTGCACCACAAGTTCATCACTTTGACCTTCTAAATAATCCGTATAACTTAATTCAATTAAGTGCGGCTCAATGTCTGCGGTAACATTTGTTTTTTCATAAAATAGTGAAAAATCAGGTTGGGCAATATTACTCATTATCTCCCCTTAACCATGGCGGCATATCTTCATTATTCGTAGGTTTCACTTGCAACACGGGAATAAATACTGTTGCTCCTGTTGGTAAGACTTCGTAAAAACTGAGATGTGGATTAGCATCAATAATACGAGAATACTCTAGCGCATTACCGTAATAATGATAGGCAAGGTTGTCCCAACGTTCGCCTTGTTTAACGATGTGTTTAAGCACGGTCTGTGTCATTATTTACCTCATAATCATTGCGTAACACAATCCAAGCGGTCATTTCAGCCACTCTAGGGGCTAAGAAATCAAAGCTTTCTGCAACCTCAGACATGGTTCTATTTGCAGAGGGAAACCACTCTGACCAATCTGAACCGCTCGAGCCTTGCTGGAAATCAGATTGAATCGCCATTAGACCACTTTGTATTTCAGCCACCTCTTGACTGAACTCACTAACAACAGGCAATACTGAACGCACGCCATTAAATAACTCACTCATTCCTGTTAGCTCGCTGAAGCTACCCAGTGCACCATCAAGATTACCTAACACACTCGGTAAATAAGCCAATGCAGTTGCGGGGTCTTGTGAAAATTGTTTCATAATGGCAATGGTATTTTGCACCTCATCAACAATGCGTTTACCTTGGTTATAAAGATCAATCCCTTTTGTTAAGGCTTCTTTTGCTGCATTCATTCCTGCAAAAAATTCTGGTGGTAGTATCGAACCTAATAATGAGCCTTTACCAATATTTAATGCCGCACCTAATAAATTATTTTTTAATTCACCCACATATTCTTTTAAGTTAATTGTTAGCTCCCGACACAGCACATTACCGTATTTATCCGTAAACAGTGTATTTGAATGAATATCTGTGATCACAAAATTCCCTTTAAATTTGCCACGTCCCCAAATGAGTGCCAAAGCATCTTGTTTCGCTTTGGCAGCGAGTAAAGCTTGATAACGACGTTCAACTCCACCAATTTTGTGATGCAAGCGGACAGATAGATTCAATTCAGCTAAACTTTCACCCATCGCTTGTAAACGAGGTTTACCTTTTAACACTTGATGTTCTGCAAATCTTGCAGCTTGGATTTCTGAAAAATCAGTGACATCAATAGGTTCAAGTGCAATTGTGCCCAACATTAAATACATTAGTATGCTCTCCGTTTTTGTTGATCTAATACACGCGCAAGCATGGTTTCAAATTCTCTTAAAGAGATGTTTAACCCCTCTTTAACATCATTTAACACTTGGTTATTAGATGAACCATTTACATTAATAGTGGGATTAAAATGAATCGTCATTCCGCCATGCTGAGCTTGCTCGCTTTGTTGTTGTGCAAAAGTGGTTTGTAATGATTGATAATCAGAGTGGGGGAAAATACCTACTGCATTACTCATTTCATCACTGGCTTTTTCGGCTAATCCCAAGGATTTATTAATACCAATTGCTAGTCCTTGTACTGTATTTTCACCGAACCCCATAAATACACGGCTCGGGGAGTGAATACCGAGTTTTTCTGCAAACCAGTTTTTGACACTGGTGCCAAGCTCCGTGACTGTTTCTTTTGCACTATCCCAAGCATTACCGATTCCGTTCACCAATCCATCAATGATATTTTTACCAAAGTTAGTGAACTCGGCAGGAAGTTCAACGCTAAAATAATTTAATACTGAACTAAAAATAGATTGGAATAACGACAGTGGATTAAATGCAAGAATAATGTTACCTAGCTCTGTAAAGTTACCATTAAACAATCCGTTAATACTTTCCCATAAGCCTGTAAACCAGTTTGTCACGCCATCCCAAACAGCAGACCAAATACCTTGCACATCATTCCAGATATTAGTCACAAATTGACAAACATTATCAAAAATGACCGTAACTTCTGCCCAAAGCGTGCTGAAAAATGCTGAGATAGGTTCCCAATACTCATAAATTAAGAACGCACCAACTGCAATCCCCGTAATCAACAAACCAATTGGGTTCATCAACATGGCACGTCCCACAAACAGCATTGTTTTACCGACTAACATCAAACCTTTCACTAGAACGCCTGAAAGCAATTTACCCAAGAAAAGTGCACCTTTAGCAATCAATCCAAGCGTATAACCAAATCCATAGGCAAGTTTCATCAATACTGGCGTCAAGAATTTGAATAGAGAAAATAACTTTTTACCCCCCGACCAAAACGGTAAGATTGCCATTAAGCCAAGTGACAGCACTGTTTTTAATGCAACAAATCCACCAATTATTGCTACTAAACCACCCCCAATTTGAACAAATTGATTGACAAGTTCTGGGTTGGCATTCATCCATTCTAAAATGTTGTAAATGACAGGTTTTAATTTATTCACTAATAAATTGATAGGCGGAAGTAACTTAGCGCCAATGGCGATACCAATTTCATTAAAGCTATTTTTCAAAAGCTGAAGATTGTTTTCAGTCGTCGCACTTCGGTTCTCAAATTCACGCTGCATAGAGCCCATGTATTTGAGATTTCCGTTTTCATCACGTTCTTCGAGTAACCCAAGCTGTCTGTTATATTCCGCTGTATTTTGAGCAAGCAACATAATGTCATCAGCGTATTGTTTACCAAACATCTTAGCTAAAAGTGGGTACTGTTTATCTTTTGGGAGTTTTTTTACGCGTGCAATAAAGTCAGAAATTGCCCCCTGTGCGTCCTTATTCATTGCTTTAGCAAATGATTTTGGGGTAAGCCCAAGCATTTGTAACTCTTTAGCATGCTTACCAGCTTTAAGCTCTGCAAATGCCGAACTCATGCCTTTAATCGCTTGTGCCGCAACTTCGGGTGCTTTACCCATGGACAGGAATGTTGAACCTAATGCAGCCGCTTGGTTTTCTGTCAAGCCTAACATTCTAGTATCAGAACCCGCTCGTGCAATGACATTGACAATATCAGCAGCCTTTGCGTTAGCGTTATCTGATAGATGGTTTATCGCATCACCAAATTTTGCCATTTCCACTAATAGGCTTGCCCAATACGTTCGCCATGGTTGCCATCGCAGTACCCGCATCACCTGCTGCCATATCGAATGCCACTCCCATTTTTGCGGCATCTTCGGCATAACCAAGTAAATTCTCTCTAGCAATACCCGCTTGACCACCTGCAGCAACAATAGCAGCGATTTCTTCACTTGCCATAGGGATAGTGCGTGTGAGCCTAAGGATATCTTGCTCCATCTCTTTGAATTGAGCAGGACTATCAAAATTCACTACCTTTTTTACATCTGCCATTGCACTTTCAAATTTAATAGCAGGTTGTGCTATAGCAAGCATGGATGTTGTTGCGGCAGTACCTAACGAGATCAATGAACTGGTCCCAAGTGCAACATTTTTACCCAAGCCTAGCATGCGGCTCCCAACGCTTTGACTTTCGTCTTTAAAAAGCTTCAGGCTATTTCTTAAATTCTTAATTCCAGCTATCGCACCACCGACGGATGCGCCGATAACTAAAGATATTGCTAAATTTGAAGACATCGTTTATATTTCTCTCATTACTAAGGGGGGGGTAGATATGAAAACCACTACTAGCTTTGATTTTTTAGAAAGCCTCATTGTATTGAGCTGTGTCGTAGGCTTTGGCTATACCCTGTATTCATTTTTAACTTTTGCAGCATCACAACTGGATTTTGTGCAAATTATTTTTGCTGTTTTTATCTGGGTTATTGCTTGGCAAATAATCGGTGCTGTTTTATTTTTTGCCTATCGGCTAGGTTCAGGACGCTTGTTTTCAAAAGCGAACAAATAAAGTAATAAAGCCACGTTATAGCGTGGCTTTACTTTTGCTGTATCCTGCTTTAATTTGGCGGTTAGCTTGTTCTAGCCAAGTTGATAATTCATCCAATGTCATTTGTTCAATTTCACTAACATTCCAACCAAACCACCACGCCACATCAGCAACCATAGCATTGAGCTGTTCAATACTTACTTTCCCTTTTGCATATCCGCTAACGCTGCTTGGACTTTGGCATAATCCGCAATATCCATAGCATCAAAATCCTCAGGTACCAGCCCTGTGAGAAGTGATAGCATATAGATTTCTTTATCTGCATCAGTGCCTTTAAAATTACTCATCTGTTTAATATCCGCCACTTTTGCACGGCGAATCTTTAATTCGGTAATATCTTTACCTTCCCCGTCTTTAATCGGAAATTGGAGTTGAATACTGCGATAAATTTGGATTTGATTAGAAAGAGACATAAAAAACTCCTTAATGCTTCATTGTTTAACTTCATTAAGGAGTTTAATTAAATACGATTTAAAGTGCTTTTAAAGTGCTTTAAAGATTTTTAACTATTGCCCAATATTAGTGCGGTATTTTTGTAACACATCTTGCCCATTTACACGCAAAATATTAGCAAATGCATCATAGAAGAAGATCTCCTTACCGCCAACAGTTTGCTTAATAGAATGCACTTGGAAGGTATCTGCGTGTTCTGTGGCTTCCTTGTTTTTGAGGCTTCCCCCTGTTGTTTTACTAAAGCTCACATTCATAATGGTAACCATAGGTTCTTCTGCCACTAAGCCACGGGCATCAAATACCTGCAGATTAGAACGAGCCATCAGTTGCACGTTCTTCATTGGGTTGTAGGCTTTGGCTCGCACTTCAGGATAAAAACTATCCCATGTTACTTCGCCCTCTAATGCTGCAATACCAGAGGGTAGCTTAATAGTCCCCACAAGCCCTAAGCCTTTGTGTTCGATTTGCTCAAATTCAATATCTGGCAATTTAAACTGTTTTGCTTTGCCCAGTAATGAGTTTCCATCCATATACACATTGGCATTGATAATCTGATTAATTGCTACGCTCATTTATTACTCCTTATTTTTGTGACACTAAATTAACCAAGTATTTACGTGTCATTACTGACGTGTTGGTAATACGTTCCGCGGGTAATTTCGGTGTGTAATCGTATTTAATCGGCACCTGTCCTTTACTAAACGCATCCACTAAATCATAGTCATAATCTAGCCCTAAGCTATATCCGACAATTGAAGGTAAGGCACGCAAATAAGTGTCTACCGTTTCAGTAAGGCTATCAATTAATGCGTCATCAATTGGGCGGTCAATATATTGCAATTCAACCATGCGAATACTTTCATCAATTAAGTCCCCCGTGCGAAGTGCGGTTTCAAAATTGATGATATGCGTGACAGTTGGGTAATTTGATGAGCGGTTACCCCAAAGTCGGAAACCAGTGCCAAAACTGTTGAAAATGGTGGTGATGCCCACCGCATTTAAACGGTTCGTTTCAGATTGGATATCATCAATACGTGCAGTCAATGGTAATTCCATACCGATTACACCGAGTAATTGGTGGTTTGAGGTACTATGCCAATAGCCTTTTTCTACATCCACTTTCATACGAAGCCCTGCAGCGTGAACCGCCAAACTTTCTAACTGGTTACTGGAACCTAATGCATACGGAAAAAAGTGGCGTACACGTTCAGTTGAATCTTTTGCATTAATCGTGCCTTGTGGACCACGACCTTGGATAGCTTTAGAAAGGCTCGTGCCTTTTGGTAACTGCACATAAGCCACTGCTTTTAATTGTTCTGCAAGTGTACCAAGTGCTGAAGCACAGCTGGCTGTTTTATCAAATTCGGGGCAAATCAGAATTTTGGCATCCGCACCATACAAGTTGAAACCATCGCGCAACAATTCAAAGCCTTTACGTTTACCTGTTGAACTTTCAATGCCACCCTTGATATCTTCTTCAGTGACTTTGCTTGGGTCAGCGTAGGTATAAGTCGCAGTCAATGACGTCTTGCTCACTTTTAAACGAATTTCGCCCGTTTGCATATCTACCCAATAATCTTCATTTAGGGTTAATGGTGTGCTATTGGACTTTAATGTTAGGCTTAATAAGCCTTTTTTCTGCGTATTCGCAAGTAACGTGGTTTCATCCAGCGTAATACTTTCATCTTGAATTTCGCTTTTGTGTTTTGATACATCTAACACGTTCACAACATATACTTGCCCTGCGGCATAACGAGCAATCACATCAAATGCATCAGGTAAGGTGAAACCTTGATTTAAAATCGTACCAAATTTGGCAAAGTCTTTCTTAGTTTGACACAGTGTTAACTCATTAAGTGGACCTATTGGTGCTGTACCGACAATGCCAATAATTGCACCATCAACCGTTTCGACTGCAACGGAGCCACCTGTAACACGTTTGGTTTCTGTGCCATGATGAAATGCCATATAGTTCTCCTATGATTTAGGTTGTAAAATGGGGTTAAGCGGATCCGTTGGCTTGCGAGAATAGACGTTTGCCAATTTAGGTAAATCCACTGTTTTTGTTTGCTCAACTTGCCACGTTTCGGTTTGTACTAAGAGCTGATATTGCCAAAGCCCATCTTCCTCACCAGCAAATTCTTCATTGATTAATGCACAAGCGAGACAATTTTCTGGACGAAATCCAACAATAGCCAACCGCACTTGATCTAATATGGCTAAGGCACCATCATCATTGTGTTGACTGCGTGCAATGACCGTCAATGCAATGGTCACAGTGCGTCGTTGTTGAATAATATCCGTGCTATTAATGCGTTCAAACTTTGACCCTGCGTATTGAATAAGAATTGCACCAGATTCATCTCGCAGGAAATATTCACTCGGATTGTCAGGGAAGAGTTCAATAGCAAAACGGTCAATCTGTGATAGAAGGTGAGTTTGTATGCTGTTTAAAATTGGCTGTGTCGCACTCATAACAACACCTCTCAATAACCTGTTAAATCTATTTTCTTATTAGCTCTGGTTTTGAATTTAGCTACATCGTCCAATGCATTTGTGCCATTTTCATTCAGCTCTTCTAAGCCAAGATGTAACTTACCGCTTTGAATGCGCTCAAGATCTTTCAATGCTTGAGCGTAGGTATCTTTGACGTTCTCAGGGAAACCTGTCCCTTCGGGACGACGTGAATAAAGCCAAAAGCGAGCAAGTTGCAAACAGATATTACGCACGATTGTCGGCACCGATTTTAACGGCAACAAATAGCGAGAACGTAAATAACCGTCCACAGTTTCCGTGGCATACTGACAAGCCTTGTCAAGCACCAATGGGTTATACTCAGTCGCTCTAGAATGATCATTGGATAGTTCAATCAGACTGCGTTCACTCAATACTTCTGTTAAATCCTGTGCCGAAATGTACATTACTTATCTGCCTTTTCTTTGGTTTTTTCTTCCGTTTTTTTCTGCGCTTTTTCAGCAACTAAACGTTCTTTTTCTGCCTTTTCTTCAGCTTCTTTTTGTGCTTTTTCAGCAGCTAAACGTTCTTTTTCTGCCTTTTCTTCAGCTTCTTTTTGTGCTTTTTCAGCAGCTAAACGCTCTTGCTCTGCTTTTTCTTCAGCAAGACGTCGTTCTTCTTTTTGCTTTTCCAATTCAGATTGGTCTAGCTGAATATAAAGCGATAAGTTTTCCGCTTCTTCAGCAGTCAATTCGATTTTGTCGCCCTTTTCATAACGTTTGCCGTTGTGAAGAATTGCCATTGTGCCAACGACGGCATATAACATTTTTTTATTCATTTTTCTCTCCCAAAAAAGTGAGTAAACCGCACTTAAAACTCGTTTAAATACGGCTTAAATTAGATTTAAATACAGCCCTTGATTAAGTAACCAGCAGCTTTACCAACAATGTATGGCTTATTGATATCTGTTGTACGCACGATTTCAACTTTGCCCCCAACTTCAGTATAGGTATCCACATATAAGCCATTTTTACGACGCACGGTATAACCATAAGATGGCTCATAGATATTTTGTTTTTTCTCTTTTGATGCAGCTGCAACATAAGCAAGCACGATAGCTTTTGACCAAATATCTTTTAATTCACTACTTTGTTCATACACCGCCTCACCAATGATGACTTTGTCAATTTTGACTAACTTTGCAAAATCTTCAGGCGTTAATACTGCCGTTGCCACATATTTGATTTTTTCTAGTACTTTGGGGTGTTCACTTAACACTTCCCATACATCACCAGAAATTGCACAAACATTCGGCTTACGACCTGTCGCACGTTTAATTGCACGAATACCTGCTTTAATAACAGAAATTGGATCAGAGTTTTTATCCGTAAATTGAGAAGTACCACTTAACGTGATTTTATTGCTTGCATCATAGTTGTCTTCGTTTAATGCTAAATCCGCACAGGCTTTTTCACGATTTAATACAATCACATCTTGAGTGACACCTGTTGCGTACTGACGAAGTGGGTAAACGCCTTCCGCTTCGCTCACTTCACGAATATCAATTGGATATTCAATGTCGTTTTCTTCTAACACAACAGTCAATGAACCAATATCTTCAGGTGTTAAACGATTTGATGCGGCTCGAAGTTCACGCTTTGTGGTTTGTAAACGGAATGCTAAGCGCCCAAAAGTTGGGATTTTGCCCCCTTCTTTTTGTGTTTCTGCAATCGGGAATAACACTTCAGAAATCATATTCCCATTGTAATAACCCTGTGCTAACTCTGTTAATACAGGGTCAACAACACGATGTTTTGATAAATCAGACATTTGATTTTCTCCCTTGATTTATGAATGAATTGCATTGAATGCGGTGACATAAGACACATTGTGTTCTTTCATATAAGCACGTACACGCTTGTCCATATCAATAGCCTCTGCGCTTGTGCCTTCCGCATATTCAACCGTATTATCTTCAGTTGTTGTGGCATTATCTTTCGTTGCCACTTCACCAAATTGAATAATTTGAGGTTGCGCTTCTAAAAATGCTTTAATTGCAGTCAGGATGTTTTCCCCTTCGCCAAATTCAACTACGCCACCAGCTGATTGCACAGCAGCACAGTTCAGCAACTCAATGGCTTTTTCTTTTGACACAGGAGCAAGTTTCCCTACGCTAACTAGACTTTCTGCAAAATCAGCGTTTTCAACTTTCGTTTGATTTAATTGCGCTTCAGCTTTTTGGGCTTCAGCTTGGGCTTTTTCGTCTTTTAGCTGTTGGTTTTCAGCTTTCAGACGCTCAAGCTCAGCTTTTTCTTCTGCACTCATTTCAGGTTCTCCTTGTTGTTGAGTGGGTTCATTAAAAATCGGAGATTCCGCTTTTTGCGGTTGTAGCGAGTTGCGTACGGCTTCTTCTTGTACACTACCCACTAAATAATCGGGTAAAACTTTATCCGCCTCCTCCTGTCCGTGCTTACCAATAAACCAGTCACGCAAACGTCGCCACAGTGTGGCTTCTGTCCAGTCAGAAAAATCCACCACACCTTCTTCATCTTCAGCAAATTCAGGGTTACGCAATCCTTTGACAGCAGGCGGCATTGCCCCTAAAAAACCGACGTGACGTAAATAAAGCGAGCCTTGTTTAGGATTAGCTTGACTGTTTGCAAGGTAAAACGAAGCAGATACTTTTTTAAATCGTCCTTTATCTACCATCTCGGCAAATTCAGGGTCGATTTGGTCAAACTCTGCCTTGAGAATATCGCCATCAAGCTCTAGGCGTTTGACCCACGCATAAGCTGGATGATTATGTTGTGGATGACCGATAACAGCGGGAGCCTCGTGAAACTCCACGTTATAACTTTGTACTGCTTGTTGTAAGTCTTCGATAGTCAATGTGACTTCTTTGCCATTAGCATCTTTACGAGTGCCAGCTTTGAAAATTTCAATGAGATTCATAATGCCTCCGTTATAGAAACATTATGCCAAGAGGAACGTGAAAAGAATTTTAAAGTGCTTTAAAGATTTGATGAGGAAAACATTATTAAGAGAGCGTTAAGTTTTATATAAAAACTTAAAGTGCTTTAAATGCGGTTCAAATCGCTTAAATTCGATTTAAATTTTTTGAGACGATAAATCGTATTATTTTTAGATTTAAACGCCACAGTGCGAATTTGTGGCGTTATTTTGATTTTTAGGGTTTATTTCAAATTTTGGTTAATTTGGCGTTGTAAAAGTGCGGTGGCTTTTTTCAGAAGTTTTTGTTCGTCTTGAGCATTTACACCTAACCATGGACGCGCAGGAATTTTAGATTGTTTAGCATAAACGGTATTACTCCCTTTTCCAAATTTTAACCGCTTGCCTTTCTTCGGTCTAATTACGCCGCCGAACTGGTGCAATCTGGCATATTTTGCATCGGAACCAAATTCAAGACGATTATCATCATAATTGTATGCTGTCTTTTGTGATAAATAACCACCTTGTTTTAGAATCCGATCGTTTCCTTTTATTTTCCGTGTAATAGAGGAAAGGGGTTGCCATTTTTTACCATCGGGCGCAACTTCAGCTTTAAATCGGTCGGCGTGAATTTTCTTCAAGGTTTCGCCCAATAAGCCGTAGAGTTTGCGTGGGTGCTGTAGTTGTTGGGCAATGCTGTGCAGTTTTGCGAGCGCTTGGGTGTCGTTGAGGGTGATTTTGATCATGGCGTTATTCCACTCTAAAATGCAAGCGTGGTAATGTTGCCACGCTTTATTTAAGGAAATTTTATGTCAAATTACGAAGACAACCTTTTAAGAAATATCTTCGTTGCTCAAGTAGCAACCTTGGCAAAAGCAATCAAAGCTGAAAAACTTGCTCAAGGAACAAGGACCACCAGTGATTGCTATCGTGAAGCTATCATTGAAATTAAACGGAATCGTGAGAAGATTCTATCTCTTCTTGATGAGATACAAGCTCATTACTAATGTCAAAACGTTGGTAATCTTGCACATAAGCTTGAAGCCAATGTAAGACAGAAATAATTTCGTTGATTGTTAAGCCTTGGAATTGTGGTAGTAATTCTAGGGCTTTTTTTCTTTCTTCAAGTTCAGTCATTTTATTCTCCTATTGATTAAAAAATAAGTTGGGCGTATAGTTACGGAAGCTAAGGTATCGTAGGGGCTTTAACAAGGTGGCTAAGTGGTCAAACCTTAAGACTTATAAGAACTACGGGAACGGTTCAAGTAAGTTGGTTTGGATATGTTTGTGGGTTCGAGTCCCACCCGATATTTTAGCGTTCCCTTAAAGCTCTCCCCATAACACTTCAAACTGTTGTAATTTCTTTAAATCTTCATCAATCACGCTTGCTGTTTTAACCACATTTAAATTAGCTTTAAATTTTTTGCTAGTAAGCTGATCTCTCAATTTAACTTCATAATCCATTTTGACTGCCACTTTGCCGTGATCTGTGTCATAGATAAAAAGCAAGGTATCTTTAGCATTTTTATCATTAAAACTTTCTTTAGGTTGAAACAAAATTGCCTTAGGATTTCTCAACTTCTCTGGCAACTGCTCCCAAAACTCAATCGGCAGGTTAATGCCTTTGGCTTGCTTAGTATCACGCAAGGCGTGTAATACATCTTCATCACGCACTGCTATCACAGCAGTTTGAGGGGCTTTATCCATTGCAGTTAGCTTATCAATCACTTCGTCATGAATAACCCCTACGTACTTCATTTTTCCTCTTGCGATTTTTTCATTAGATACCGTTTCTACCATTTCTTTCATTGAGTGATTTAATAACGCAACCGTTGCCGTATTTTTCATCACATCTTGAATTAATAAACTGGCAAAGCGAGGTTCTGCTGTTGTAAGTTTTTGAAACAAAATGCTATCAATCTCAACATTTCTGCTTGAGCTCAAATCATCAAAATTATAAGGTGCAAATCCAACATCATAGCCTTTGGGGAGTGTTACTAAACGCGGAGAGCCTGAACGAACACCGACTAATTTATCTTCATATTCAATCTCAACGGGAGGACTAACTTGTTTCCCCATTGCTTTTAAATCATGCTCATCATGGGCAATGACTGTGCAATGACAACCATATGCTTTGATCGGGTAATAGTATTTCCAAAATGGATCTGTCGCTGGACGAATTGTCCCATCCAAGGCAACGTGTTCTGGTCTGGGGTGACTGTTATCATTATGTTGATATTCCCAGTAGGGCATGACATCTGCTAAATCTAAATGTTGCTGTAAACGCCCTAGGTTATATGCACCATAAACATTTGTATCGTAAATAATACGTGTTCGCCAATTTCTTCCTCCGTTATAATCCCAACCCGTTTTTTCGACAATCTCATCAAATCGCTGACGGAAACTTTCTAATGTTTCCCCATGATGAATCGCTTGATCTACTGCCTCACGAAATGCGTTGATAACTTCATTACGATTTGCGCCCGCAACAACGAAAAAATAGTCGTGCTCTTCACCCAATACATCTAAATAACTATTGGTTTTTAAATTGAGTTTTTTCTCAAAGTAACGAGATTGCTCTTGAAATGTAAACTTGCTCATTTATTTTTCTTCCACAACAGATTGGCGACCTGCTAAAAATGCTGTAGTACTTGCCCAAGCCATTAACTCACCGTATTCAGCAAAATTTAACTCAGGAATGAGACTGTCAAGCTGGTTGCGAAAATCTTCCAAACTCTCAGCTTGACTCAATCTATCTTTAATGGTTTGCATCCAATCTTCAATATAAGTTTCACCCTCTACCTCTAACTGTTCAACGATTCCATCTGTGATATTCGATGGCAATGTTGGCTCATTAAACTCTGCGGTTTTTGGCGTGTTATTGACGGTTAATTCAATATCACCATCTTCAAAACCATAGGTGCGGTGAAGATATTGAGCGGTAAATTTCACCCCCATTTGCGATAAAATTTGGTCACGTTCTACTTGAACTTTATCAATGCTTTCTTGTTCGTAAAGTTCAAATTTAGGCAAGGTTTCCATATTAAAATTGAGCTCACAAATCCAATTCAATAACTGATTAAAACCGCTTTCAACGAGGGTAACATCCTCATTGCGGATTTCTTTTGTTACTTCAAGCCCAGCGGTAGCTGACGCACGATTGCTTTCTTGTTCGGTGGTTTGATTTTGCCCGAGTAAAGCAATGGCAATTTCAGACTTACAATACTTTAAAAATTCATCAAAGACCTGTGAAGAGCCACCTTTGCTTGCGCTTTCTAGCATTGAAATGGAGCTATCATCAGGGATTGCAGCAACAGCAGTACCAATCATTTGTTCGAGGCTATCTAACAAATCTTCGATTTCGTGTGTTTGTGCTTGGCGAGGATGTTTGCCGACCAACCAAGGCGAACCGTATTTTTCGGTAAATTCTAGCCAAAATTTAAAGCCACCTCGTTTAAAGGTTGCAGCCCAAAAGCACAAAGCGAGATCGGATTTTCCGTAAGGATTGGTATAATTGGCTTCTTGGGTCGTCAGCAAAAACTTTTTCTCAGGAACAAGTTTGCCGTTACGGTTCTCTTTATCTCGTAACATCAGTTGATTCTGCTCATCAAAGACAAACCATTCTTGTGGCTTACCAATGACTTCTGCTGGTAACCACAAACCATTTTGGTTTTCCCACATCACTTCGAGCACTTGATAACCAAACAAAGCGGCATCTAACATTTCAGTAATAATTTGAGGTAGGGGAAGACGCTCAAAAAGTGTGTTCAGGATTTCGTCGGTTTTGTCATTACCTGTTGGGGTGATTCGCCACTCTAAACCTTTGATAGCCGCTTTACGACGTCGGACACAACCTGCCACGTGACTATCTGACAAGACTTCACGGTAAGCAGAAATATCACGCCCCATTTTCTTTAAAACGGGGTCAGGATTAGGGAGATATTGCCCCATACTGAAATAATCAATGGCGTGAGAACGCACCGCTATTTCTTTCACTAAATCAAATTTCTTCGCCATATTAATATCCTTGTGTCATTTTTCTGCTTGTTCTTGGTTTTCGGCTTTGGGCTTTGATTGGCATAATTACCCCCTCTTTAGCAGCAGTGAGGGCAAGAAAGCACGCCCAAGTTCGGTCAGCGTGTCCTTTTGAATCACTTTCAGCGATAAAGCGTGGCACGCCATTTGAGCCAGTCACCTTTTTGAGTTTGTGTAAATCTTCTCGCAAATCGGTGTCGCCTTGGGGGATACGAATTTGTCTGTCTTCAAAGGCATTTTTACCAATAGTTGCCATATTCAGTTTGGTGGCGACATTAAATAACACCCCTTGTACTCGGCGTTTACCGTGGCTGTATTGCGCATCTTCCACCATTTTTTCGCCCATGCCTGTTTGGTCGAGATAACAGGTGATGACGTGGTATTGATTAAATACTCGGTCTAATTCAGCAAGTTGCTCTCTCAAAGCAACCCGTTTGAGCGTTATCACTTCTCTTGTCCAGTACACGTCACCCACTAATTCAATGACCCAAATCACGGTTAAATCCCCCCGAACCGCAATATCCATCCCTACAAAACAAGGATTGCCTGTGTAAAGCTCAGGAATGCCTGCCTGATGATGTTCTACAGCGTCAATCAGATCATAAGAGAGCCATGAACTTGCTTCATCAAGCCATTTCAATTCGAACTCTTGCGCCCAAGCATCTTCATCATTTAAACCCTTACGTAGCTGTTCAATGTTACGAGGTAAGCCGTCTGCAACAGCTTGATAAATATCCACGGTATGACGTGACCATTCTGTATTATTAAGGTCGGTCATCAGTTCATAAAATTTGTTCCCTTTGCCGTTTGGGGTACTCACAACTCGCAATTTCCAATCTGCGGATATGACGGGGAATAAGGCTTTCCAGATTTCTCGGCTGTCTTGATGGAAGGCAAATTCATCTAAAAACACATTGGCAGAGAAACCACGGGCAGTGTCAGGATTGGCTGGCAGTGCGGTAATTTTGGAACCGTTAGGGAAAATCACTTCAAGAGCATTGATGGTCGGACTAAATGGTACCTCCATAATTTGACAGGCAATGCCCACAGCCTCTAAATGACGTTTTACTCCTTCATTAATGGCTTCTTTGGCTTGGCGTTCTCCTCGGGATAAAATCACCCAGCGGGTTTTCTCTCCACGCGCTTCACAAGCCATACAATCCAATACAATTTCAAGGGTAGTGGTAAAAGTTTTGCCAGATTGACGGCTAAACATTGCCACTTTGAAACGACTGTTATCTTGCAGCCAGCGTTTTTGGTAGTTGTAGAGAACGGTTCGTGGTGTGGTATTAGTTGTTAAGCCCATAGGTTTCTAATAATCCTTTGCGTACACGCTCAAGGGTTGGTATATCGTTGCCTTCTTGCTCGGCGTTTTTTGCCATTTCGTCAAGTTTTGCCAATAGTTTAGCTTTATGCTCAGCCTGATATTGTTTCAGTTTGACACTGGCAGAGGTCATTGCAGCGATGTTTTTACCGATATTGCCAAATAACTTAATTTTATCTTTTACGCTTAACTCTTCGGTATTACGTGACTCAATTAAGATATTCATCAAATCAGTCTGAACCAGTCTCATTAACGCATCAGATTGACTATCGCCATCATCATCAACAGATTCAGTGATCAATTTGGCAATTTCTGCACTTTCTTTAATCGCTTTCAAACGTCCCTCAATTTTCTGACCATAACGATGAATCGCCGACTTACTGATTGAATAGCCTTTGTCTTTCAATAGCTTTTCCAGTTCTACATAACCTGCAAAGCCATTTTCCGTTAACGCTCTTTCCAGCCAACGGCGGACGTCTTCTGGCAGTTGTTCAATAGAAGAACGTGGAGCCATATATCCCCCTTATGCCCAATATTTTTCAGGACGGGCAATACCAGCCTGACAATCAATGGTGTATTCCACAATATCCACACCTAAGCGATGAATATCGGCAAACCATACACCGTGCGGTTGCTTATCAATGCTGATGAGCTTTCTGTCTTGTAAATATTCCAATTGTTGGCGAATCTCTAATGCGGTTACGTTTGGGTAAATACCACGAATGACGTCAAGTAAAAATTGCTCACTCGTTGTATACGGCATTGCTTTATGTAGCACATTCAATAATTGCCAACGCATACCTTCTCGTCGTGCTTTTTCCATCATCTTGTACTCTCCATTTTGTATAAATCGCTTAATGTCTTGTGTAGTGCATCCATTTTGGCTTCAAGAATAGCTTGTCCTCGGATGTAATCATCACGTAGCACGTAGTTAAGTGGTAATGCTGATTGCATCTGATTTAACTGTTTTTCAATGTCCTCAACTTTGTCATTCACTTTCATTTGATTATGATGTCGCTCGCTCAGTGAATTTTGAAACTGTGCAACCAGCATCTTCGCAAACCCAAAACAGCACCCTAAAAATGAGATCAGTAATCCAACTAAATGCCAAAACTCCACATTGATTGTCATTTTTTCTCTCCCTGAATTGGGCAAATTTCCCTATAAGTTTGATTATGTACCAGTATCTGTCGTAAGGTTTCCGTTGAGTCTTGACGGCTTGCCTTAATCAATCTAAAACCACTACAACTCGGGTTAATCACGGAGATCGTTTTGGTTGTGCAATCTGTCAATAATCCGCTCACGGCTAGTGCTAACAATGTTTTCTTCATTTTTTTGTCTCACTTGATGATGTTTAATCTGTGTTTGGGCTACAGCTTTTTCTGTTTGCAGTTGTGCATTTTCTTCTATCAGCTTTTCAACTCGTCGCTGTGCTTGCTTTAACCTGAAGAAAACATAACCACATAACAAAATAAAAAATGTTGTGCAGACAACAATCACTTGTAAGTTCATTCACGTCCTCCCTGTCGTCTTTCCATCGCGTTTGCAAAGCCTTTTGTTGCGACGCCTCCGCCACAAAAGATTGCAAATGTCATGAATAGCTCTGGTACATAAGATCTGTCTAAATACACACAAATCGCTAGAATAATTGCCATCAATAACGCACCTCCAAATTGAATTGTGCCTGTTGTTGATAAACGTCCATCTGTGTTAGTAATAAGTTCATTCAGTTTTTTCATTTTTTGGCTCCTTAATAAAACCACCAAAAATCATGATTTCCCACACTAAAGAAAAAAATGTTATTCCTCGAATTTCTCTTTTCATTATCAATATCCCCATAACAGATAAAATGCATTAGCGGCTGTGACTCCACTGTTTAATCGTTGATTTTGCTTAGCGTTATTACTGAGTTTTTGAAAGGATTTACCTTTTAATGACCGACTTACTTTAACTTTTATTGATGCACTCATAATGCTCCTTATTCAAATAAGTGTTCATCATTAATCACTTGCTCACTGTCGAGCCATTCCCAAACATCAAAACAAGGACAATCTTTCAGCCATTCGTTAGGGGTGATGGTGCCGTCGCCGTTTAAATCTGGACTTAAATCACGATGTCCACAAATACGAGAGCTGGGAAATCGGCTTTCTAGCTTGCGTAAGAGTTTGTGCAAGGCTTGCCATTGTTTGCGAGTATATTCACCGTGATTTTTACCCATACCAGTGATGCCTCCCACAAGACAAATGCCAATAGAATTTTGATTGTGACCTTTAACGTGTGCACCTGTTTCCCCCACTTCACGTCCTGTCTCAACCGTGCCGTTAGTATCAATAATGAAGTGGTAGCCCACGTGCTTTAGGTGCGGGTTAAAACGTTTGATATAAGTAGGATTGCGTTTAAATCCCCGTTTTTGATGCCATTCGTCGATGCGTTCGGCGGCACTTTGTGAGCTTGTTCGGAGAGGTTTGCCGTTGGTTGTGGCAGAGCAGTGGATAACAATGTGATGAATAGCCATAAAAAAACTCCAATTATCAAGTCATTCTTAATAACTGGAGTATAGTAAAATGAGGTTTAAATTGATTTTAAAGTGGTTTAAAGAAACTATTTCTCTTCAAATGATTTTTGAATCAAACTTAAGTCAATATCCTTTTCCATTGGTAAGCCAAAAGTATCTTTATAACTTCCCAATAAAGATTCATTCTTGAAATAGTTATCATAAATGGTCATTGCCGTACCATTAAGAGCATAAAAGCGTTTTACAGGGTCTTTGTCTTTATTGTAAAGGAATATGTATGTATTACCACGACCATCTAGAGAAATCAAAGCACATCCAACATAATAACGATTATTTACTTGTTTGGTTTTACACTCAACTGCACCACTAGAGTCTTTTTTTATCTTATTGATGAAAGCAAGTGTTAGGGTATCTTTTTCTGCTTGAGTTGGTGCATTAGGATCTTCAGGTTCTCCACATGCTGTGATTCCTAACATCATTAACGTAATAACAAGCCATTTTTTCATTTTAATAATCTCCTTTTATGTTTAAATTCTCGCATTCTACACCTAAAAAACTACTTAATGGTGATTTTTTAGGTTATTTTTCACTAAACATATCAAACTGCCGTCTTGCAATTTCTTCTTTCGTGACTTTCTTCACGATTTGATAAATCCATTGCATAGAAACGTTGTATTTTCGTGCAAGTTCTCGGTGATTTGAGCCGTTAAATTCATTAAAAATTTTGCGGTCGCGCTCACTAAGCAATAAGACGAGATTACGTGGTATATAAATAACTTCACCGCCCCAGCTTTGAGCGATATGGCTTGCGACTTCAATACCGATTTGTTTGGCTAATTCTGAGTTGAACTCGTTGCTTTTTACTTTCGTTAATAATTGAGTTTCAATATGTTTAGCTAAATCAGCTAAGATTTCAGGTGCTTTTTCATCAAAAATATCTGCATTTGTACTCATCATTTAGCTCCTATTTATTTCTCGCTCACGCCACTTTTTCAAGCGTTCTAATACAATCGTTCCTTGTCTGTAATCTAATGCAGCTACACCCAACACCATTAGTTTTTCAGGCTTTAATATGGGATTGATCACATTACGCACAAATTGATTTAATGCTTCTTCCGAACCATCGCGTAAAAAGCCTTGTTTTGACATATCAATCCAAACAGCTCGAATTTTTAAAGCAATATCGTGTTTGACTACGGCTTTTCCTGAACTTGGACTGTGATAGTTTGAAGTATGAGTTTTTTTGTGAAAACTTGCTGCGTTATTTTGAAAACCTTTCGTTTCTAGTGCACTTAACACTTTATCTAACTCTGTAACTTTCATCTGTTTACACGTACTTTTTCCTGTCAAATTCATTAATAAAGAACGATAAGTTGATTCATCAATTGACAGCTTGTGCTTGGCAATATGGATAAGTTGAATATATTTTGCTTTAGTGTATCGCATGATGTTTTCTCGTTTATGTTAAAACACACTATTCAGCCCATTTCATCTAACTTACCTCTTCTTTTGTAAAGAGGGGCTAGGGGAGATTTAATGGACTGTAAATGGGTTTTAAATGTTTTCTTCGAGTTTTGTGCCTTCAACAAAACCAAGCAAAATGCCTTTCACAATCTTGTCCAATGCCACAAACTGACGGGCTATATAGGATTCAAATTCTGCTGCGTGTTTGCCGAAACTATTGGTGCTGACGGTGCTTTTCATTCTCTCAAAACCAGAAAACTTGATTTTGTTGATTTTTAAGCTAGATGTCAGTGTAAAACTTATGTCATCTTTACCTTCTTCATTCCAGCTGAACAGTTTGATTGATTGCACGCGATAGCCATTTTTTAAGGCTTCAATCACGCGTTCTTTACTTGCCGAGTCGTCACTACGAATGGCACAATCTAAATAGGTACGTGTTTCGTTAAATTCTCCTTGTGCAAGATAAAGTGTCGTGCGGTTAGCAAAATGTAAGTGATTAAACATAGGCTTGTTTTCTGTTAAAAGTGCGGTTAATTTTGCCGTTAAACCGAGTTTTTCTTCTGATACCACAAAGGTTCTAAATTCCACTACGCTCATATTCGTCACAATATTGCTAATCGCAATGCGCGCACGTGGTGAGCGACTATTGGTAATTAAGTGGTGCGTTTCGGCACAGTAGAAGAAATTCACGATTTCTGATGAATACGGCAAATCTTGTTCCAATAATGTTTCTTTAGCTTTTGAGACAATCTCTTTTTCACTCTTTCCCACTACATTGCCAAGTTCGTTTTCTCCGCGTTTTTTAAGCTGCCAAATTTGATGCTCTAGCAAGGCTTTGGAAAGATTAAGCCACTCAAAATGCACGGAGAAAAACAGGTTGCCATTACCCAATTTCGTTACTTTTTTGCCGTTAATTGGATTAGTGACCGTTTCCCAACGTAAAAAATATTTGTCGGAATGCCCACGCATATTTTCAACACGTGAAATCACATCATCGGTAGGAAAATGTGCACTGTAAATTTCGCATTGCTTCAAGGTGATAAAATCTGTGTTACGCATAATTTGCTCCTTTGTTGGTTGATTGTTAAAACACATTATTCAGCCCATTCCAAATGGGTTTAAATGGGCTGTAAATGGGCTTTACTTGTTTTGCATTAAGTATCGCAACCGTCTTTCATTTAAACTCAACTCACTAGCCCCTCGACGAAATAAACGTGAAGCCTGTGAAAAATCGTCATTGATGAGTAATTCTTTGGCGTTTTCTAACATCTCTAATGTTGCAACCACTTCATCAAGAATGCGGATTTTGACTTCATAAGATGTCATAGCTTGCATTGTCATACTTCCTCCACCTCAACCACATCATCAATTTCCGTAATCGTATGCGGTAGTTTATTCACATCACACACATTCAAATCACACAATTCCAACACTTGCTCATTGCTTTCAGCTTCCACAACAGCCTCAACTAAGCAATAAAAACGCGCTACATATTTCGCCATAATCCCCCCCTTAAAACGGTTTTCTTAATACTCGGTCACAAAACGCGGCGCGGTGTTTGCACCACTCTTGATTGCGTGCGTTAGGTGCGTTAAGTTCCGCAATCGCCCATTGCGCTTTGGCGTCTTGCAGTTCGCCTCTGCGTTCGCTGTTTGCCGCTTGTTCACTGTAATATTTAAAGTGATCAAACTTGTTGATGTTTTTGTTCATAAGGTTCTCCTATTGGTTTAAAGCCTATTATGAACGCCCTTCATCCCATCCCCATCTTTTGTAAAGAGGGACTAGGGGAGATTTAAAGAGCGTTTAAATAGGTTTTAGATGTCTTGCTCAAACGGTGTAATCACAAAATCTTCCACGCCTGTTTTAATCGTGACGCCCGCCACCGTTGCCGCTAATTCCGGCTCATTTAACATGGCTTCTTTGTTCACTTCTTCTTTCGTGCGAATGAATCGAACAAGCCCTAGGGTGCGCAAACTTTCAAGCACTGATTCCGCTCCGCGAATCCCCACACTTGGCGGACGCTGTCTCCATTGCACTTCGCCTGTATTAAATGAACCTGTTTTAGTTTTGCCGTTTTGAGTGAGTTCATCACGTCGGCTCTCACACCATGCTTGCACCGCATCTTGTTTTGGTGCGAGTTTTTCTTTGATTGCGTTCATCAAAGGCGCGTATTCTTCGGTAATAGCCGCTAATTTGTCGTTTTGTTCAATCGCTAGGCGTTCTAATTCGCGGTTTAAATCGCCGATCTCTTTAATCGCCACCTCCACTTCATCGCGCGTTTGATAACGCACTGCAAAGGTGTCGGTTTTAATGCGGGTTGCTTTCTTAGCCATTGTTTTTATCTCCTGTTATAATTAAGGTTGAGTTCCATTTGGGTAATGTTCTACCAACCATTCCACGATATAGCGTTCTTGCTCGGGGGTGAGGTTGGGTTGAAATTCGCCGTGTTCTTGTTTCCACTCTGCATTTGCACGTTCTTTTTGGCATTGCAAATTGCAGGTTTCTACATCTGTACAAGCACTGAGAAGTAGAACAATCATTAATAAATACTTTTTCATTAGATGGCTCCTTGCATATGCATTTTGGCTTGTAAAATCAGATCTAAATTAATAGCTACGCCTTGCCCTTTGGCAGCAATCCCTGCAAGGCGTAAATATTGTGTCAAAGCTCTAAGCCCGCCAGCTTTTGTACCGATATCATACAGAGCTTTCATTAGCTCTTTATCTTTTGTATCCAGTTGCCATGCTGCTGCCACGGATTGAATATCTTCTTTTTCACTGGCTTTAATGGCACAACGATTGCCCAATCTGTTCCAAAGTCTTGCGTGTTCGTGGGCTGGATTAATTCCCCCTTGCATGCGGGTATATACTCGGTCGTTGCCAATTAGAGCAAAACCAACTTCAGCTTTTTCTTGTATATAACGCAATTCTTCAATAGCGTCATAAGTGAGGTGATCACTTTCATCTACAATCACAATGCCCCGTGTTCCAGTCAGTTTTTCCACAATCATTCGACTTAGGCGGTCTTTTCGGCGTGGAGCATCTTTAAACCCGAGTTCTAAGGCAAGTTCATATAAAAAAGCATTGAGAGAAGCTCGGCTTGGACTGATGGTAATCATCCAAACATTCTGGTTTTGCTTTTTAAACTCTTGGCAAGCTTTGGTTTTACCGACACCACTTGCTCCATAAATTGGCACAATGGTGGTTGCAAATCGTGCCATTTCTAAGGCATTAAAAATACGTTCTGCTGTAGGTGTTTGGATAAATTCAGGTGCCTCAATAAAAGAACGGATCTTTTTATCTTGATTTTTTAACCAGTTTTCTAAGGCATTTTCAATATTCTCAATATTCCCTGCATAAGTGCCTTTAAGATAAGCACTTAACGCCCCTGCTGACATTCCTATTTGTTGAGAAAGCTCACGTTGAGTGATATTTTTTCTCTCTAAAATTTGCTGAATTTGTTGGGTTAGTGTCATAATGGTTTCCTTCTAAATTTCGGCGGTTATTTCTGTACTTGCTTTAATCCGTTAAATAGATCCTGTTCAAAACTTAAGGTGTTTTGTTCTTCCGTTTCAGTTTCTAACTCGTGGTCAAGTTTGATAGTTTTAACAGTGTTACCGTCCGCAAACTGTGTCCAACTAAAGGCTTGTTTTTCGGCTGGCTCCACAAAATCGGCTGCAGATTGTTCAAACTGTTTGCGATACTGTGCCATTTCGTGTTCACTAAGTTTCTCGTGGTTATCCACCATTTTCTTAGTAATACGGCGTTGTTCGTTAATGAGGCGTTTTTGTACTCTTGCGCCTTCTTCACTATTGAAGGCAATTTTTTCTACACACTCGCCATTACATAAATACACACCGTTTTGGTCATAAATATGAACGGTGCCGTGCAAATCATCAGGGTCATAACGCACAATCACACTACCAACGTTGCCTCCAATAAGGGCTTGGGCTTCGTAAACGTTCTTTTGATTGTTGAGGACATAACCCGCTTTGAGAGTAAAGCGTCCGTGTTTGTCCACTTTAGTGCTTTCGCCTAACATCATTAACTGTCTCAGTTGTTCCTCTGTAGCAAAAGTTTGGCGAGTTTGCGCATAGTCACGCGCCCATAATTGATCTGCACTAAATATACCTTGCCCTAACTCTGTTTCTCTTCCTGCTTTGTCGTTCCAAAGACGTACGCCTTGTTCTAATATTTCTAAAAACAAGGCTTTATTCACGCCTTTTTTAAACTGATAATCTTCGGTTTTTTCAGTCACTGACCAGCCTGTAAAAAAAGCTTCTAAGCGTGCATCACCATCTACATAGGCAGGAAGGCTGTCTCGTTTGAACGCTCGCTCAATAGGCTTAGCACGCCCATTACCTCGCCCTTTAAACACTAAAGTGCGGATAACTTTGATGCCCAAACGATCAAACATACCGTCAATTTTTATGCCTGCAGTTTGACGCTTGCCTCGCTTGCGTTGTTGTGTGGTTTGCTTGTCGGAAGCAGCTCGGGTGTTATCCATTAAAATGGTTTTAGGAATGCCGTACTGCTTAATCATTCTTAGGGTGGCTTGGCAGATTTGATCACCGTTTTCACTGTCATCTACGCAGTAGCTTAAAATGCGGCGAGTACGCACATCTTGCCAAAACCATGTTTTAGGACGGATAGGTGGGCGTCCATCTTCATACCAATCTACAAACACGTTATGTTGATAACCATCACCATTGACGATTTCATAAGCTTCCAAATCCATGACAGTGCGAATTTGTGGGGCGGTCAGTTCACGTAATTCGTGTTCACCACCACGTGCTAATGCGATTTCTGCTTCGGTAAATTCGTTATAAAATTTACGTTTCAAGCTACTTAGGCTCGGGATTGTCCAGTCGTTTTCTTCAGCAGCCAAGGTTAAACGGTAATAACACACACTAAATTTTGGTTTGCTTTTGCGTAGGTAGTCTGCGCAAAAGAATGCCCATGCTTTGTCTGAAATATCTGCCCAACGACAGCTGTTATCTCTTTCTGTTCGGTCGAGCAGAAGAGGTAGCCAAATGCCTTGTGGGTGTGTTTTTACTTTGTACCACCAGCGTTTTAAACTACCTTTGCTGATAGTTTCATCATTGCTGTCAGTTGCATAAAGTGCTACCACTTGCTCAAAAGCTTTCATTAGTGGGATTTTGTTTTCCACTAATCGAGCCACTTTAACTACCGCTTGGAAACGACGTTCTGCGCGTTTTTCTTGCTCAAAGGTGGCTGAAGCGAGGACGTTCCATGCGCTTTCAATCATGGTTTGCTGATTTGAGTCGTTATTTTCTTTATTAACTTTCAGCTCTTCACTGTGCTTGAGTAAATATTCTGTTTGAACTTCTAGAGGAAGAGAGGAGAAGGAGTATTCGTATCCACCTCCTTGTACACCTTGAATTTCTCGGAATATCCATTTTTCTTTTCTAGCTAATCTATTTACATTGGTCGGATGTTTTGATAATCCACCTATTCCAGCAATTTCTTTAGCTGTAACCCAATTTTTCATATCAGCCACCTTAGTCTTGATTTAAGTATCTACTAGGCCAGATATCCCAAGGTTTCATACCTAATGCTTCTGCAATAATTCTTTCTCCTTTTGGATATGGTTTATCTAAAGCATTACGAACAGTTGTTTTTGCCAAACCATTTTCAACTCCTAGCTGAGATAAAGACTTACCTTTTTTCATTAACTCACCACGAATTTCGTGATTACTCATGTCTTGAGATCTTTTATTTCTACTCATTCTGTGAGATCCTTAAAAATTAGTTTTTAAAACTACTTCGACAATGTAAATCATTTAACTATATCGTACTATATTATCAAATCATTATCAAGTCAATAATTGATACGATAAATTTCTAATGGTTTCTCACAAGATTCATTTAAGTGTTTGATTTATAAAGATTGTTTTAATTAATTTTTTAAATCAAATTTTGATTTAATAAGGTGAATTATGAAATCAAAAAAAGAATGGTATTTACCGAGGGATTTGGCGGGTTTGGGAGATCTATCTCCATTTCCTTCAAATGTAACAAGAAAAGCCAAACAAGAAGGCTGGATAAAACGAGAAGCTAAAGGCATAAAGGGTGGAGGATTTGAATATCACTATTCATCTTTGCCACCAGCTGTACAACAGGCGTTAGGATTTAAGCCAAACGAAGCCAAAAAAGAACCTTTGCCAGCAGCGCGTGTTGGTGAGCGGTTGAAAGAGATAGACCGCATTATGGCGGCAATTAGCTCGCTCGAGGCAAAGGTAAAGGAATTAGAAGAGCCTACATTGGATAGCCTACCTGATACGCTAGACCAAGCTGAAAAACGGCTTGTGCGTTGGTTTCGACAATGTAATAAGGATAGGCAGGCGATGTTACTTTCATCGGCTGAAGTTCTAGCAGATATGTCATTGAAGGAACAAAAAGAGAGCTCGGAGCCACTTGAAAATTGTGAAGTAGCTTAAAGGTTTTTAAAAATAAATAACCCTAGCAAATCCTTTCTATGAATTTGCACAATACCTTGATAATAAAAAGAATTATAAAGTAATGTCAAGATAGGTAAATTAATTTTGTGAACTATGCTTAAAATCAATTTAAACTGCATTTAAATTTAGTTTTTAATTTCTCACTTTATGCGGTTGAATTTGAGTTTTCTCAGAATTTTTCCCATTTCATTATTTTTCTTTTTTCTTGATATAAAAAAGGGGCTAGATTCTCTCAAGCCCCTGTTCATGCGGTTTCCGTCCCACTTAATCCCGAATTTTCCCGCCAAATCCCTATTTCTCTTTTTTTCTCATTTTAAATGGTTGGAGTCAATCAACAATTTGGCGTCGAACACATTGATGAACTTTCTCAAGAACAACTTTCTCAAGCCATTAAATACATTCACTTTCTTACCCTAAATCTTGATGGTTTATTTAAAAAAGGCGAAGAAGTTATTATCCCTGAATATATTTTCGATGCCATTATGAAACATGCAAAACTGGCTCAAAAACTGGCAGAGAAAGTTATTTGCTATCAAGAAAAACAATTTGCTTTACTCGGCATAGCTCGCCATTACCGAAGCAACGAGCTTACCAGCCGTGCAAACAGCCTACTTAGTGAATTTTCTTATTTTTTACACGAGGGCGAAAAACTGCTCGCACAACAAATAGAAAATCCATCACTAACGCAAATTAAAAAAATATCTTTTAACGCGTAAAACATCACAAAATCCGACCGCACTTTTTTAAGCCTGCGGCGGATTCTCACACCTAAAATCCGACAAAAGGAACAGAAAATGAACAAATTAATCATTACGCTGGTGTGTGCATTTGTGGTGTATATGGCGCACGCCCTAAATCTTAATCAAGACTGTGACGGCAAAATCTGTCATACCGAAATAATTTCAACCATAGAGGGAAAATAAAATGTACCAACTCAAAGCAAGATGCTCTGGCTTGGCTGATTTAATGGTAAAGCCTAAAAGCGGTAATGGAATATCTGCGACAGCCAAAAGTGCGGTAAGAAAAATTGTGAAATTTGATTTATTCGGTTATCAAGATTTTGAGGGGAATAAATACACCGAGAAAGGTATCGCACTGGAAGAACAAGCCATTAAGTTAAGCGGTCGTAAACGTGGACTGGCGTTAAAGAAGAACGAAGAAAGGCGTGAAAACGATTGGATTACTGGCGAGTGCGATATTTATGTGCCAAGTCGAAAATTAATCATAGATACTAAATGCTCTTGGGATATTGGCTCACACCCTTTCTTTGCTGACGAGGCAGAAGAAAAAGCGAAAAAAGCAGGTTATACAATCCAAATGCAAGGCTATATGTGGCTATGGGATTGTGATGAAGCGCACATTGATTTTATCCTCCTCCCCACCCCTTACGACCAATTATCAAGCTATGACGATCCAACCCGATACATTGACTTGGTTGAGCAAATCCCTCAAGAAAAACGTATTACCACCGTCACAATTAAACGTGATGAGAAAATCATCAAGAAAATCAAAGAGCGGGTAGAAATTGCTCAAGAATATTATCAACAACTTATACAGGAGATGCACTAATGGCACGTAACACCAACACCGTGATATTAGTCGGTCATTTAGGCAGTGACCCAGAAATCCGCCAATTCCAAAATGGCGGACAAATTGCCACATTTAATCTTGCTATCGGCGATGATTACCGAGATAAACAAGGCAATACAGTTAAACGTACGCATTGGATACCTATTGTGGTGCATGGCAATTCTGCTGATGTAGCAAGACAATATCTACAAAAAGGCTCAAAAATCTGTGTAACAGGGAAACTGGTACAGGAAAGCTGGCTAGACCAAAACGGCAATAATCGCACCGCACTTAAAGTAGCGACACAATCCTTTGAAATGCTAGACAGCAAGGCAAGCAATGAAACACAACAGCCAAGCAAAGACAAAGAAAAACCCGATCCATTAAGCGCAGCGGCAGAACAAGACGGGTTTAATGATGATATTCCGTTTTGAGTTACACCACAAGCCACTAACCAATAGTGGCTTTTTTATTATCTAAATTTGAGAGACAAAAATGGCTGAAGAAAACAAAGAAATTATTGCTTATAAAGGGTTTAACCAAGACTGGGCTTGTCGAGGTTATCAGTATGAGATAGGCAAAACGTATGAGCATAAAGGTAATGTTAAGGCTTGTGAGAGTGGATTCCACGCCTGCGAATACCCGCTTGATGTGCTTAGCTATTACAGTCCAGCGGTAAGTAAATTTGCTGTAGTTAAAATGAGCGGCGAAACATCAAAAGATAGTGATGATACAAAAATTGCATCTGCAAAAATCACGATCGAAACCGAAATTAACTTACCGGAAATGATAAAAAAAGCCGTTGAATGGATAAAAGGTAAAGTTGATTGGGATGCTGCCAAGGTGTCCAATACAGGCGATCAGTCGGCAGCGACTAATACAGGCTATCGGTCGGTAGCGACTAATACAGGCGATCAGTCGGCAGCGACTAATACAGGCTATTGGTCGGCAGCGACTAATACAGGCGATCGGTCGGCAGCGACTAATACAGGCGATCGGTCGGCAGCGACTAATACAGGCTATTGGTCGGCAGCGACTAATACAGGCTATCGGTCGGCAGCGACTAATACAGGCGATCAGTCGGTAGCGGAAGTATCTGGCAAGCAATCTATAGCTGTTGCGCTTGGTTGGCAATCTAAAGCTAAGGCGAGTATTAATGGTGCTATTGTTTGTGTATATCGCAATCATGATGGCGAGCTAATCCATATCAAAGCATCAAAAGTCGGTGAAAATAACATCAAAGCTGATACTTGGTACACGTTAGATGAGATAGGTGAGTTTGTTGAGGTTAAAGACGACTAAAAAACCATATAGAGAACCTATCTATGGTAGTGATAGATTCGTGGTTGAAGAACACTACTACGAAGATGATGCTTAAAATCTGCCGCTATTAATTAGCGGCTTTTATTTATGAGGAATAATAAAAATGTACTGGTTCAGAAATGCAATTATTTACCAATTAACAAAACAAATAGACTTTGAGAATATCGAAAAACAACTCAAAGAATGTGAATTTACTCCGTGTGGTTCAGCAGATGTTAGCCATTTCGGTTGGTCTGCTCCGCTCGTCACCAGCGAAAATTTAGCACATCAAGCGAACGGAAAAATCTTACTTGTAGCTAAACGAGAAGAGAAGATTTTGCCTGTGGAAGTTGTGAATCGTGAACTCAATAAACGAATCACTGCACTTGAAGAAAAAGAACAGCGAAAATTAAAGAAAGTAGAACGATCATCTTTAAAAGATGATGTGATAGCTACCCTACTTCCGCAAGCGTTTTCTCGTATCAAAACGACCGCACTTTATATCGACACGTTGAAACAACTTATCTTTGTTGATACAGCATCAAGTAAAACAGCCGAAGATGTACTTGCACTTTTGCGTAAATCGCTTGGCAGCTTGCCAGTAGTACCGTTGGCGTTTAACTGTGCGCCGTGTGAAGTAATGACAAGATGGGTTACAGATACTGCACCTGATTGGCTAATCTTGCGTAAGGAAGTGGAAATCCGCGAAAAAGAAGATCTTGGCGTTATCCACTGTAAACAAAAAGATATTGAAGACGAGGAAATTATCGATCTTGTTCAAAATGGCTTGATCTCTAAACTCGCGCTTGAGTGGGAAAACAACCTTAAATTTATCTTGGTTGAAGATGGCACGCTGAAACGCCTGAAATTTGACGACAATATCACCGAGCAGAACGATGATATTGTAAAAGAAGATGTAACTGCTCGTTTTGATGTAGACTTTGTCTTAATGGCGAGCGTGCTTGGTAAAACAGTGGATAGCCTAATAAAAGAATTTGGCGGGATTAGGGATAGATTATGAGATTACTTAAACGGCTAGCTGAAAAAGTCCTGATAGACGATCTTAGACGATTGGATAAACATATTGATAAATCTATCGAACTCCATGAATTGAAGCTACGAAAATTGGGTGAATTAATTAAAAGTCTGGAAGCTGAGAACAATCAACTAAAACGAGAAAATGCGACGCTTGAAACTGAGCTTAGAGCAATAAAACAAGAACGTATTTTTAGTAAACGTAAAAAGAAAAGCAAACGAAAATGAATGAAATTAACATCAAACTCCCCTTACATAAATTCCAAAATTTAATGATTAGTCACGTCCGATACAGCTTGCCACGACATACTTATATCGTTAGCGAAACTATTCACGATGTTAAAACCTACTGGAGCGTGTTAAGCAGTAATACTCGAGAGGTAATTACTCGCGATATTAATGAGCATCTGAAACGCTGGGCAAGCGACCGAAATAACGCATTCCACAAACTTGACTACGATAGCTACAACAGCAAAACCGATTGTGCCTGTGTTGCCTGTGATTAATCCAAAACAGAGGAAAAAATAACCGCACTATGTTTACCTACGGTTCAATCTGTTCAGGGATTGAAGCGGTAAGCGTGGCATGGAAAGGCTTAAGTAAACCGCTGTGGTTTAGCGAAATTGAGCCTTTTCCTTGCGCCGTGCTTGCTTATCATTATCCCAACATCCCAAATCTTGGTGATATGACCACCTTACCCGAAAAAATCTTAAACCGTGAAATTCCTGCGCCTGATGTGCTTGTTGGTGGTACTCCTTGTCAAGCATTTTCTGTCGCTGGTTTGCGAAACTCGTTAGATGACGACCGCGGAAATCTCACGTTAACTTTAATACACATATTAGAGGCTATTGATTATGTTAGATACCAAGACGGTAAGCAGCCGTGCGTTTTGTTGTGGGAAAACGTTCCGGGTGTACTATCCACCAAGGACAACGCATTCGGACACTTTTTGGCTGGACTGGTTCAAGAACGTCAGCCATTGCAGCCAACAGGGCGAAAATGGACAAACGCAGGTTTATTGCATTCAGCTCGAACTGTCGCGTGGCGAACACTCAATGCTCAATACTTCGGACTCGCCCAACGACGCAAGCGCGTGTTCCTTGTGGCAAGTGCTAGAGAAAGAAGCGTCGCCCAAATACTTTTTGAGCGCAAAAGCTTGCAAGGGTATTCTCAATCGTGCGGAAAAACGCAACAAGGTTTTACCTGCTACGCTGAGGGAAGCTTTGGAACGTATCGCCAATCCGTATTGGGGGGGCTAGTAAAAGCTAGTGGTGGGGCGCTTGGTGGTGGCTCTGAAACTATTGTAGTACATGGTACGCAAGACCCGATTATTTCAACATCAACTGCCCACTGCCTAGGGCGCAATAATGGACAGGAAAATGTTTTGTTCGATATTTCAGATCGACGCGATGTTGTGCGCATACAAAAGGACGGCACTACGCCAACACTTACCGCAAGAATGGGGACAGGTGGGAATAACATTCCATGCATGAGCATCAACCAAAACATTCGCAAACTTACCCCTTCAGAATGCGAAAAATTACAAGGTTTTCCTCCAGGTTACACGCAAATCCCATATCGTAACAAACTTGCGAATGATTGCCCTGATAGTCCGCGCTATAAAGCTATCGGCAATAGTATGGCTGTACCGGTTATTAAGTGGATCGGGGAAAGAATGATTAATTATTTAAACAAATAAATCCAATAGGCGTTCCAAGTGAGCGCCTTTTGTTTTAAGGAGATAAAAATGAGAGATGAAAAATATTTTTCGGTCGATGTATCAAATGATATCCATATAGTTAAATTACATAAAACACTAAAGCAAGCAAAAGAGAGTTGTTTGGCTGATGCTACTGATGCACATGAGTTCGCAGAAGATATGGATGACTATGAATATTATGAGGATAATGATTTACCGTATGCAATTTATGGGAAAGTTTTAGGTAAAGCTAAATGTAAAAGCAAAAAGTTAAGCGAAGAAGAGAAAGATGAGTATTGTACCGATCTTGACTATGTGCTTGAAAGACCAGAAATTGTTGATTATCCGACAGATAATGGCTGGATTAAGTGTTCTGAACGGTTGCCTGAACCTAATACAAGAGTTTTGATTTGTAGCCGAGACAAAGAAGTCGGGGTTGCTTTATATCAAGAACTAATTGGGTTTGGTTACATCCCTCTTTATGGCGAAGTTACTCACTGGCAACCATTGCCACAACCACCGGAGGAATAAATTATGGCTAAATATTTATATCGTTACGCATTGGAAAGTAACAATCCTACAAACAATGATGATGGAAATACATGGGAAGATGAAAGTAGGTGTTTTGATAATGTCGCTTTACATATCGCGAAAGAAAACGCTTATTCCTGGGATATGTTTGAAGAACCGGAACGCGAAGTTATGTATGTATGGAGAGATGGTGATTTTGAGAACAGACTGCGTTTTTTAGCTAAATTTGAAGTTATTCAACGGCTTGATGTGATAGAGCTAGAGGAAGACGACGACCCGAACGATTTTTAAAACCCATTTACAACCCATTAAATCGCCCTATCCTCTTTACAAAAAGATGAATAAGTTAGATGAAGTGGGCTAACTAAAATAAATCATTATAACCGCTCTTATGGGCGGTTTTTTATTGGAGGAAATATGGAACAAACGCTCACTATTCGCGATGTTGCAAAGTGCTTGAACCTTAGCGAAACAACCGTGCGGAAAAATAAATTAAAGTGGGGATTTTTCCAAATGGAAGGGTCTAGAATGTGGCGAGTTTTTAAATCCGATCTTGATCGCAATCGCAAAAAAGCTGAAAATCTCAGCGATCTATATGCGAAGGTCGGTGATACACAGGAGAAACAAAAATGCCGATCCGCAAAAATAAAAATGGCGTGTGGCAAATCGATTTTACCACACCAAGCGGCGAGCGAGTTCGATGCAGTAGTAAAACAACTGACAAAAAATTAGCTCAACATCTCCACGATAAGCTCAAGCACGAAGCATGGCAAGTGGATCAGCTTAACAAAAAGCCCGAAAAAACGGTGGAGCAAGCCTTAATTTTATTGCTCAAAGACGCAGAGCATAAAAAAGACAAACTCACCAAAATTCAGCACGCCAAATATTGGCGCGATGAAATCGGGAACAAGCTGCTTAGTTCTTTAACAAGTGAAGATATTCAAAATGCGATTCCTACGCACGTTGTACGCACAGGGAAAATACTTTCCCCAGCAACCCAAAACCGCTATCGTTCGTCCATTATGCGGGCAATCAATCTGGCAAAGCAAGCTGGTTGGATTGATGTCGTGCCTTATATCGCTAAAAATAGCGAACCCAAAAAACGCATCCGCTGGATTACTGAAAAGGAAGCAGAGCGATTATTAGATAGCTTAAATCTTAATTGGATGAAAGATGTCTGCCAGTTCGCCTTATTGACGGGGGCTAGAATGACGGAGATTTTGTCAATGACGTGGGATAAAATTAATTTTGCTAACAAAATGGCAATAGTTACTGGCGATATTGCAAAATCTGGACGTGGACGTTCTCTGCCTTTAAGTGATGACGCAATTAATCTAATCAAAGAAAGGATGAAATATCAAGTGTCTCCCTATGTTTTTCATAGCGGAACAGGGAAACTACGTGATGATATTTCACGAAGGGATTTTAAGCGCGCCTTGCAGCGAGCCAATATTAAGAATTTCCGATTTCATGATTTACGTCACACTTGGGCAAGCTGGCATATCCAACGCGGAACACCGCTAATGGTACTCAAAGAGTTAGGCGGATGGGAAACGATAGAAATGGTTCAGAAGTATGCACACCTAAATGCCGACCATTTATTGTCATACGTGAATCAAGTCAAATTCTCGTCAAACACTCGCCTTGCTAGGTAA